TATGAGTAAGCGTGCCGCGCCAGATGTCGTCGCGCAGCCCGTCAGGCCGCAGCAGGATCAGGCTGTGAACATAGTCACCGGCTGCCATATCGGCTGTCTGCTCACGCTTAATGCAGATATTGAATGTCGTCAGCTTGCCATCAACATCGGGTGTTAGCGTGATGTCACCATCCTCGGTGCTGACGGAAACAAACACCTCCTCATCATCCGGCAGCTTGCGCACCATCATGATCAGGCCATAGCCGGTGAAGTCGAACGGCTCGCCATTGATCAGCCACTGGAACGCGCGTGCAAAATCGGCGTCGGAGTAGGTCGTGATCTGTACGCCCGCTGCTGCCATGCTTCCTCACAAGTGCGCGTAGTAATCCGCGTCCAGATTAAAACCGGATGGTCGCTGCACAATGATCCATTGCCCGTCGCGCCAGATCGTAAACAGCCCCTTGCCACAACGCGGCGGCGGCTCGCGCGTACAGTTGCCCGGCATCAGCACAACCCCCGGTGAGCGCGGATCGCAATCCCCGATGTCAAGCATGCGCTCGCCGGTAAAGATGCCGGTGCCGTAGTCGAACGAATAGACCTTGAGCATCATCAACCGTCCACGATGCAGGGGATGACAGCAGCATTGCGTGGCCGCGTTTCGTTTGCGGTGCCTGTTGCGTTGATCTGACACTGTCCGGTGATGTTGCGGGAAACGCCAGAACCACTTCCGCCCCCACCCGCTGCTGGACTAGTACCGAAATGGATAGCTTCAGTGGTGGTCATTGTCGCGCCGCCCTCACCAGAGGTTAAAGAAGTGCCGACCATGATATCTATAAGGCCGTAACTGATGACGCTGCTTGGCGATCCGGGGTGAGTTCCGAAAAAAACATTTGCTTGCGGATCATTGAGCGTCATCCCGCCCGATGCCGTAAAGCTTCCGACGCCATCGGCCTGTTGATTGGTTAACAGGCGAGCCACATCAACACCTCGCGCATCGTCAAAAAACCGCATGAACTCGCCGCGAAAATCCGGCAGCCGGAAAGTCGTCGTGCCGTCGCCCCGCGAGAAAGAAGTCCATACCCGGCCAGCAACGGTCTGCCATTCCGCTTCGTTGACAATACGTCCGCTGGCATTGGCAAACGTCCACAGTCCGGGGTGTTCAACGCGCTGTAGCAATGCACCATTCAGTTTCAGTGTGCCGGGGATGGCAGCATTGCCAGCCGCCAGCATGATGGAGCCGACCGGCCCTAGGCCGGATGCTGCTTTCGGGATCAGGCCGCTAAACTGGAAGGCACCGGAAAGCGCCGAATAGATCATCAACATGATCTGTCCTGTCACGGCATCACCGTTCTGTAATGGTGATCCGTCACCACGCACAATCGGGACCGGAGCAAGTGCGTTCACCTTGATGGTAGATGGTCCTGTAATGTTATTTATAACGCGGACCTCGATCGTCGCGCCCGCGACCAGCGACGTGATTGCCGGGACGAAATTTGCAACCAGTGCATTCGGCGTCCCGGTGTCAACGGCGAACGGAATGTTGATGTAGGTGTTTGTCGTGCTGCCGCCGCCAGCCGCGCCGGTCGCATAGGGATTGAACTCCCAATAGCCGGTGTCATTCCAAACCGCCTCGAAGATCACGCCGCTCTTGATTGCGTCTGCAACCAATTCGGCACCATCGGCATAGCGCAGCGCTTGGCTGTCGCCATCGACACTGAGCAAGGTCGGGCCGGTATTGTTCACCGCACCCTTGATGCGCAGCGGCATCCCCGGCGTCATTGTATTGCCAATCGGCGGATCGAACTCGACCTCGACCGTGTCGGGGGCTGAGTTGATCGCCAGCGCATAGTTCATCCGCTGGCCGCGAATGGCATACAAGAGTTGCGAGAGGCTGGCGTCGTCTGGCGCCATCTTGGCACCCTCGATCGCGGCGATGATCTCGCGCTGCGGATACTCGACCGCTTCGGCAGGAATGATTGAGCCTTGCCGCCCTATGCTGGGGTCGCCATTAATGTACGGCGCATCGGTATCGGTCACGCCATAGGGCTGGTGATAGCGCATCGCAAACTCCTCTAGGGTGTTCCTGCCATTGGCCCGCCGAGTTGCAGGCTCGAATAATCAAAAACGATTTGTGTGTGTGCTGGTTTGATGCGGTCCAAGAAGCAGGGCACCGCGCCGCCCATGCCGATGATGAGGTGAGGATCGACGCCGGCCTCGCCGCCGATTGGTGCGGTCCGAAACCATTGCAGGCTTACCTTGCCGACGCCGATGGACCAGTAGAACCGCATCTCCTCTGCGCCGAGATACCAGCGCATGTCGCCGAATACACCGCCCGCTTCCATCTCCTGTTGCGAGGTGTTGCCGACCCGCGAGACCCCGGCCATGTAGGGCGCGTATTCCTTGATCGTGATCTCATAGCCGAGCCACGACATGATCTCGACAAAGAAGGCGCGGCTCTGTCCGCCGAGCAGCGTCATCTTCAGCATCAGGATGCGACGGCGATCGGCCATCGATTGCTGCTGGCCGAAGAAGCATGGATCAGGCAGACCCCAATTGCGTTCCCAATCGGACAGTAATTCTGACGTCAGGCGCGGGTCGCTCTCCGTTTCTAGGAGGTCCGCCGCGCGGCCATCGACGAAGCCCCAATAGTCCGCGAGGCCGGTGCAAGCCTGAACCAGTATACTTTCGGGGTGCCGTGGCCACGCCTGACCTTGCGGCAGCAGGGAGAGAAAGGCTTGTGCGTAGTCATCACCCGTGCGGCGGACGTGCCGGTCAGTCATAGATGAGGCTGCCGAGCACCGCCATATGCCCCGGCGATTCCATCACGTCATCCTCGTTATTGCCGAGGCGGAACGACGTGATGCTTGGAGCACTCATGACGGCGTAATTTTTCCACGCCGCGAAAATCGTCTGCCCCGGTGCCGCCAGTGCGAGTAACATCGCTCGCAACTCTTGCTCGATCTCTCCGCGCACGGCTTCATTGTCCGGCACCAGTTCCTCGATCACGCAGGTAATCTGCTGCTTGAGCGGCGCGACCACGAAAAAGTCCTTCACCGCCACAGGCCGCTTGCTGTTGATGTAGGCTTCGACGGTGTCGACGTCCTCCTGCAACGGGAAGCCGTCATTGTCGGCCCGCAGATCGTCCATCATGAAGCGCACGGTGACGGTGCCGATTCCCATTTCGTTCGGGTAGCACCACGCGCGGGTCACGCCGGGGACAGCCAGTGCCCATGCCTCGTAATCGTAGGCTGCGCCGCCCATCGGCGGTTGCCGGATGCGGCGCAAGACCCGGTCACGCAACTGCTCGTCGGTTTCTTCGTCTGCCCCGCCGGTCAGGTCGACGACTTCGACCGTCTGATCGATGCCCGGAAGCGTCACCGGCATCAATAGTTTAGTGCCATCCGGCAGGTTGCCCTTAGTGCCAGGATCGAGCGCCCGCACCGCGACCGGCGTCGGCAGCGTCCCGTCGAGCACGATGGCGACCGTCGTCTCGAAACTCATCTGATTGGTGACGTAGTCGAGTTGGGTGCCCTGCGGCACAGGCATGCCAGCCTGTCCGGTGAACTGCACGGTGCCATGCGCCAGCGTCGCCATCTTGCGCCCGGTCGAGCCATCGGCATTGACCAGCCATATCTTGCCGTGGCGGTCGAGCCATTCCATCTCCGCCGTGTCGGGCAATAATTGCAGCGCCAGCCAATCGATATATTGCAGGTTCAGATGGCACAGAGCGCCCTGACTATCGGAGAGGACGCGCAGCACGCTGTTCGGCACATTGGCATCCGAGCCGGGAAGGCTCGCATGAACTGAATCGCGCACGAGGCTGCGCACCTCACGCAATGTCGGTGTCGACCACGGCATTTATTCTGTCATCCCGTCCCAGAGAATTTGATAGCGCAAGTCGATGGAAGGCAGCGGCCCCCGATAGATGCGCACCAAAGCGTCGATCCGCTGGTCGTCCACGCGCGTCGTCCAGACGTCGAAGCCCGAACAAATTTTTCGGTCCATGAACGGCTGGATGGCGTCACTGATATAGTTCTCGACCCGCGCCACCGTTGCGCCGCCGCGCGAGGAAATTGAATCGATCTTCGCCCGTCTGAGCAGCCACAGCTTTGAGCCAATCGGCCAGCCGTCCCAGATCAGTTCGGCATCGAGATCGCCCCACCATCCGGCGCGGTCGGTGGAATCCGGCTCCGGCAACAGATCATCGGTCGCGGCCAGGGCGTCGGTGCCGAGCGCCACCATGACGGCGGTCGCGAGTGAGCGGGCATCGTCGAGGGTGCCGTCGCCGCGCAGCAGCCAGTCGAGCGTGACCGAGTATTTGGGGAATAGATTGTTCTGGACCAGCCGGACGTCGGGGACGAGTGCGGTCATCCGATCTTCCCGTAGACGTTGATGGCAGGACCAGCCAGCGTCACGACCAGCGAGAACTCCGCCTCGCCCTTTTTTGCGCCGAGATAGACGTTCTTGTCCTCATTAACGTCGACATAGGCTTTCTTGTCGGACAAATATAAGCGGACATTATCGCCGGATGATCGCGTTTCAGTTTTAGTGACATCGACATACCGGTGGCCGTCTTTGCCATCCTTGTAGACCGGCTTCTGACCTTTTTTCGTCTGCTGTTGCTGGCCCTGTCCCTGCTGCCCTTCTGCCGTTGTCATCGGCGCACTCACCGCGCCGACTTTTGATGATTTATTGTCCTCGCTGTCGGATGGCACGAGTTGCATACGTACGGTCTTGTTCTGCGGAGCCGACCAGAAGCCGCCATCCTCCGTCATGTGAAGCTGCTGCTTATCGCCCTTGCCGCGAAACATCGCGCTATCGCCAGCCAGCAACCCGAGCAGACGATGCCGGCGGTCGTCCATGTTGCCAGCGACTGGAAAGCTGCGGTTGCCGCCCATGAACGAGATGAAGGTTTCCGCGCCGTCGATGATCTTGCCGCTGGCGTCCTTGGTCGCCTCGTGGACGACCGAGGTAAACCCGTAATTCTGCGGCGACTCGATGGCCGAGCGCGTCTCGCTATGCATGAAATTTCCGGCCATCTCCTGCATCAGCTTGCTGTCATCGGCCTTGTCGACGACCGAGCGGGCACCGCCCGCGCTGTAGGCGCGATGCGAACTATTGGCCGGGGTCGCTCTATGCATTTGTCGTTCCTCCTGGCGGGGCCGGTGCTGGCGCTGACGATGGCGTTGCTGGCCCCGACGGCATCGCCGGGTCATTCGGGTTGAAGGTCGTGCCGTCCTTGAGCAGCCACGGCGGCACCAGATCGAGCGTCGTCTGGGTGCCGCTCGCATTATCCTGCGTAAACGTCGAGTTCTGGATTTTCATTGTCATGTTCAACATAGCCATCGGGCTTTTGACGAACACGTTGTCGCCTACCTTCCACAGGCTCTTGCCGTCGCGCAGCCAGCCCTGCACGGTGATGCTGACCTTGATCTCGGTGCCGTCGTTCCAGACTTCCTCGTTCTTTGCCCGGTCATACAATTCGACAATGCTTTTGACCGGCTGTTCGGTCGGCGTGATCAGGGTGCTTTTGATCCTGCCGTGACCCGGCACCTCGGCGCGTTGCTCGCTCGCCGCCGGTCCCGAATTGTTATCGCTCGCCGCCGTCTGCCCGATCACCACGAATTTTTCGTAGGCGTATTCCTTGGAAAAAACCGCCTGACACTTTTTGATGTTCACGCCCTCGATCAGGTCGGTGACCACTGGCGCGGTATGGTCGCCGATCAGCAGGAAATTGCCGAAGGCGTCCGACCCCATGACGATGCCGCGCACCCGCGCGATCCGCTCAAGAAAGTCCCAGATCATCTCCCCCGGCTGGTTCTGCATCTTGTCGAACGGCATCGGGTTCGGCATCCCGACGGTCTTGACGTTGACAAATCCCGCATAGGGCGCGAGCACCTCCCGCGCGATCTGCTCGACGTTCTTGCCGTCGAAATTCCCGGTCTTGGTATCGACGCTTGAGCGTGCGGGCCATGCCGGGGTGCTCTTGCCGATCAGCATGACGCCGTGGCTGGCGGCGTCGTAGGCGA